ACTAAGTTCGTCAATCAACAACGGTTTAGAAGTAGCAGTAGTACGCCAACCCAAAATATCTGTAGCCTCAGGACGAATCCGAGCCAACTTACGCTGACGATACAGATTCTTATAACCATACTTCTGAGAAGCCTTAAGGGTAGTCAAACCGTGGTTGTTATTTTCAACACCCAACAACGCATTATTGTACCACCAACCCAACTCAGCCAACAACTCACCAAACAAGTCTGGCTCAATTCGTCCATGCCAATGCGCACACACAATACCAGTAGTAGCATCAATAATATGTGCAGAACTATAGTCACCATAAGATAAACCTTCAGCGACATCAGCCCCAATCACATAAACACCCTCATGCCTAGGGAAATCCCAAATAGACAACTCACCATCCTCGGCATAACGGAACTCACCATTACCACTAGAATACAAATGATAATATCCATCATCAGAATCAACCGTAGCCATGTCATCTAGCATTTGAATATCAAAAACAGGGTTACCAGATTTAATAAACGCTTCCTCAGGAAAAGATGGGTACTCTTGGTGTAGTTGCCAAGGGTGCATGTTTGCAGCCTTGGATGCGTACCAATCTTCGTCACGCTCACCATCAGCAGACCAAGGAAAAAACACTCCCCTGAACTTGTTGGTTCCCGTTTGGGAACCAACCCATAACTGATGGTAAAAGTTTCCTGAACCATTAGCAGTGGACAAACCAATAACTCGTCCACCGACATCCGCTACAGGTTCAATAGATGCCCACGCTTCCTCAGCATTAGGCAAAAACGCCCACTCGTCCACAATAACCAAATACACCGACTCACCACGAGCAGGGTCATTACTAGATGGTAATGACTCTATACTTGATTCGTTACTGAAAACCATTTTAAGTTGATGTTCAGTTGTTTGTGACGGTCCACGCTCTTTCATCCATTGCGGCATAAAACGGTAACCATATTTTGCTTTAGCCAACAACTTAACAGACTCACGCTCCGTGCGTGACAACATAACAATAAAACGGTCCTGCCAAAAAAATGCTAACCAAAACGCATAAGCAGAAACCAAAGTAGAAAACCCAATCTGACGGGCTTTCAAAACAATACTATAGCGTTCTTCCAGCCAAACAGAAATAGTTTCCAACTGTGCATCACGCAAAACAAACTTTGTTCTACCCTTTTCAGGATGTTTAATAAACCAAAAGTTTGCACAAAAATATGAAAACGCCTCCAACAGTTCCTCATTGCTAGCGTTCTCAGGTCCACGACATTTACGAAACTCTTGTTCGTTTAATAAGTCTCTTAATTCCATTTCGGTTCTCCGCCCCAAGGACCCCATCCATCACCGTAGCGGTTATAAGCATAATCATAAATAGCCATCATAGCCCTGCCGCTAATAATAGGATTATATAGTTCTTTACATTTTGTTAACACGCCAGCATCCTGAAGAAAACCTTGCTTAGTGAACTTGTTTGGTTTACACCAAAATTTGTTAATCTGGAACAACCCGATAGAACCACCCATAGGGTCATCACGGTTAATCACCGATGCGTTGCATCGTGATTCCCGCCACATAATATAATCCACCTCGTACATCATGTCCTCGCTATCAGAAACCATCTCTGTAATATTATAATGGTTCCAACATCTAATAGTGGGATACTTTTTAGCGTGGACAACAGTAGGTGAAGCCAACAAACATATGGCAATAGCCAACATAATTATTTTCTTCATATTACCATCCTAAATGACCGTAGTCATTGATTGGGGATATTACTTGAACAAAGCCTTAAACGCTTCATGGACCTTTTTCGGGTCATCTGCAAACTCTGGACTAATTTCTAGGTGGTACCAGTCACCATTAGGTGAACCCGCTAAGGTTGCTTTACTATAAGAACTCCAACCCTTACGAGTACACTTATAACCCCTACCATAAGGCTTAGGGAAATAATCTAAAACAAGTTCTACGCCCAATGCGTCAGCATTGGCGACAATCATCTCAATAACCTTATTGGCTTCTTGACGGGACTTGCCACGCCAACTTAAGTCCATAGCACGACCTGTTGAGTGAACGCTAAGGTATTGCGGTTTTCCTTTAATAGAACGAACACCGAATGTCCCATTATTCCAAAGGTTACCTTTAGATAATAGTGCGACATGTTTTACAAAGGCTTCCGTTCCTTTGCGTTTACCTTTGGCTATCCCATCGGATGTGCCAGTATATTTCAAACTAGGTCATCCTCGTTAGGGATTTCACTGAACAACGCTTCATCAGTTTTGCGGTTCTCTGCACGCTGAGCAAACTCGCCCAAACCAATAGCGGACAAAACAAATGCTACAACAGATTCAGTTGGAATTGCGCTTGAAAACAATGGGGCAAACAAGGCTACAGCAGCAGAAATAAATGCTGCCGCACGCACAGGGTTGTTATGAATAAATCCTTTAATCTTTTCCATACTATAGGGTTTTTGTTCCCTAGTGATATATTAGATTAGCCAGCGAGAACTTCTACCCATGACATTGTTTCTTCATTCCACATAGTATCAATTTCTGTTCTAGGTGTTGGTGGAATCCAGTCATGATTTTCATTCAAAGTCCAAGATGAGAATGGTTGTGGTGCAACAAAAACATTTGCAATTTCGTCATAAGTGAAACCAATACTTGCGTACTGTTTGCGAAATGAACCAGTAAAAGAAGTTCTTACCCATTTTGCTTGTTTAATTGTGTTACAAAAATCTATTCCTTTTTGCTCACTTTCAATACCATCAACTAACAATTCGTTATTGTGTACAGCCAAAATACTTAAAACCGTATTGTTTTCATCTAGTTCAGCAAAGTAAGCCATTAGAAAGTTATCGTTCCACTACCAGTAAATATATAAACATGATAACCACTTCTTGTTGCGTTACTGTATGTTGGGCTTCCAGTTGTAGATGCAGCAACTGTAAACGAATCTGGATAAGCAATAATTACTTCACCAGCACCACCAGCACCACCTGAACCACCTCCCCAAACATACGCATCCGCAGAACCGCCACCGCCACCACCTCTAGTTCCTGCACCACCTGTTGTTAATCCGTTTAATGTTCCACCAGCACCACCTGAACCGTTGGCTGCTCCAGAACCCGCACCGTACCTCGCACCACCACCACCACCACCACCCTGAACCCTGCTTACACCAGTAATTGTTGAAGCAGCAGATGTTCCGCTCGTTCCAGCGTTACCACTACCGTTGGTGGCACTACCTACACCGCCGTTACCATTTCCTGTTCGCCCTGTTGTTCCTGTTGCTGTAACAGTTGAACCTAATGCGGCAGATGAAGAACTACTTTGACCACCAACTGTAATTGTGTATGAGACACCAGAAGCAACAGCAACTGAAGCGTTGTAAGTTGTTTGACCTCCACCGCCTCCATCATATCCAGATTCGGTCAAAAACCAGTTAGCCCCTGCTGCTCCGCCTCCAGCAGCCAATACTTCAACAGTTGCAGGAGCAGTAGCAACATTGCCACCCGACCAATAATCATTGACTTGGTTGGTGTTTCCTCTGCGTGAACGCAATCCCAACGCACCACCACTTATGGCTTTGCCACCAGCAAGATTTTTTACAACATTAGGCATCTAAGATGTCCTTGTTATGCTGTGATGCGGTTTACATACCCGTGCATTACGATAACATTCGCTGTAGCAGCAAATGCACGAACAACAAGCGGCGTAGCATTACCTTTAATAAGGTTACCAGCCACAATCAGATATAGACCGTTCTCAGCCTTAACTGTGTATTCAATGTGGTCATCTGGTGACGCAACGCCACCCCATTCAATAGTCAACTTAACATCAGATGCTGAAGTGTTAACAGCATACAACCAGATTTCATCCAAAGTTGTTGCCGTGCTTGAACCAGTGTGAATAAGTGTACCAGCAGTAGCGGTCTGAGCAACTTTAATGCCCTTACCGTCCGTTGAACCACTGAGAATTGTTTTGCTAAATGTTGCCATATACTATAGATTCCTGTTCCTTTACCAAACTAAACTAAATATTTCCTGCTCAACCGTATCCCAACGGTCAAAAACCTGTAACTCCAACCACTCATCAGGGTTATTAATGTCAAAAGTAACACTATCATAAACAACCGAAAAGTAGTTATTATACAAATCACCCAAAGTAGTACCGCTAGCACCCTGACTAACTAGCCAGTCATAAGCCAAAGTACCACGATACTGCAAACCTTTTTCAGACCAAAACGCATACAACAAGTCACCCAATGTTTGACCCGTTGACGGGTATGACCCAGCCAAAGCCTCAAACATTGCATCGTTAGTTGTTGCCATCATTAACCTTAACCGTTCTGGTTTCCAAACGGAAACGCTGCTCAGAAACCGCATTAGCGGCAATCAACTCAGCCAACTCATTATCCGACAACTCACTGGCTTTACCACTATGTTCAACCTGAAGTTGAACTGGAGCCAACCTACCAGTCGCCTGCAAATACAACTTAGCCGAATTATTATCCCCCTCAAGAGCACGCTGGAATAGATTGTCCAGCAAAGTTTGTGTTCTTTCGGGTGACTGTTGAAGTTCATTAACACGCCGTTCCCACTCTTGTTTGAACGCTGGTTTCTTTTTCCATCGTCTAAGAGTGGTTTCGTCCACGCCTTCAGTTTTAGCATATTGGTTTTGACTAGATGGCACCCTGCCGTTAGCAGGTGTGCACAACCAGTTCAGAAACTTTTCTTGCCTAGCGTCTAGGGTGAGTTCAGTGTTTTCTGACATTCTATAGAACACCACATGTTCCCTAATGTTACAGTTATGTTAAATCTTTGTTACAGTTATGTTACAATTTGGTGTCGGTGTATGCTGGTGTTGGGTTTTGTGTAAACTTGTATTCAACTTGTATAGGGAACAGCAGGTTTTTAGTATGGGGGGTAACAGGGGGGGACTCAACCTGTTGGTTTCGTCCCACAAACGCCAGTGCAGTGGGGCGTTAACTGAGATAATCTATTATAAAATATAATATACAAGAACCATGTTTAGCGTGGACAAAAGGGATGGGCAAATGAGAACATTGGTTGTTATTGTAGGGACAGCGTTTTTAACCTTCGGGGGAATAGCCTTGTTTATCAGGGCAGTGTTTGCTGCTTTGGATAGTGTGGATT